GGAGGTTCAACAATTTGTTCTTGAGCCTGTCTAGCGGCTTCCATATCTGCTCTCTGCTGATCCATTCCTTGTTGCATCTGTATCGCCGCATTATGGTCTCTTATAGCCTGATCCATTTGCATTTTTGCTAAGTCCGGACCATGATGTGCCATGTTAGTTGTGCCGTCAAATGGATTGTAAATCTGTGTACCTTTAAATAACGGAAATGCATCAAAACCTGGATATGACGTAGAACCTGTATCCATAATGTTATAATTCATATTCAAACCAACATCAATGTATGGTATATCTATACTGAATGAACCTTTGCTTGATATCATACCTGCTTTAGTGTGCATTTGGTCAGCAATATCATTCAAGTACTGCTCTACACTATGGAAAGGGAAAGCATTAGTAACAACATTTGCATTATTAAGTTGTATATTACCTAAGTGATTAGCAACAAAGAATGGAGTCCAATCTACATTTCCTGTAACACCTGGTGCTTCTGTACCATATATTTCATAATCAAATCTTGATAGGTATGTATATCCACCTGTAGTATATGGATGTGCAAATGCAGGAAAGTCAACGACCACTGTGTTTGCTGTTGGTATATCAACAACCTTCATTGTGTCGTTATAGTAATCTGGGTTCATCATATATACTTGAACATTACTACCCAATAGTTTGTCTGATCCATCTATAGCAAATGAGTGATCCTCTCTTGTTGTAATCACGGTGTTCGCTGACATGAATGTTGCGTCTTGGAATGTTGTACGATAAATTTTTATATCATCGCCTTCTGTTATTGTTACATTATTGTCTACTGTGAAAACTGTATTACCAATTATATTTGCAATTTTTGTGTTTGTTGGTATTCCTGTACCTTCTACTTGCATTCCAGGAGCGATTGTGTTCGTGTCTTGGTCAACTGTTATTGTAACATTGCTACTTACATTTGCAGATACTCTGTATGTTTGTTTAGGCTCTTCAAACTTTGTTTGCATAGTTGTGAAAGTATTTGCACTTGCATTCGATGTTACTCTTAATGTTCTTGTAAATGAATCATAAATTCCACCAGCATTAATTTTTACTTTCTCACCTACAGGGAAACTTGACAAGTCTGCATCAACTGAAAATTCTGTTCCTTCATTAATTGTGTAAGAAAGATTTGCTTCAGTTAAATCACCACCTGTGTAAGTTCCTGGTTCAATGTCAAACACAATAACTTCTTTTGTTACTTCAGGTCCATCTAATTGTGGTATTTCATATTGTGCCCTTGTAAAGTGTACAGTAGAATTCATGTCTAATGTAACAGGCTCTGCTAACACTACATTTGCAACTTTACCATCACCATCATGTCTGAATTTTAATGCTTCATCGCTTCTAATTTCTATGCCATTTGCTAAAACAATTTTAAATGTACTAAAGTCATCGTTTACGATTGTTGTACCTTCTGGTGAACCTGATGGTGGAGTTAGTATGTTAGTTTTTGATTGTATGTTTTCTGACAATGTAATGTTTGATCCTGAAATACTTGCAACTGTGATGTTTGAAGAAGGATCTATAACACCTGAAACTAATACTTTATCTCCTACACTAATACCATCTGTGTTTGAAATTGTGATAACATTTGCTGTTGCATTAGCATCTCTAATAATCCTAACAGGCTCACTACCAACATTGCTTAGGTCAAATGCTACTTGTTTTACTTCTACTGGATCTATAGAGTCCTCTGTCCACATGTACATACCTGGTGTAACAGGTGTCAATATATTATTTTCTATTGCAGTAGAATCTACTACTGGAACAAGTGTATTATTAGATACAGCACTTTCAACTGTTTTAATTATAGGTGCAGTAACATTTGCAAATACTCCTGTGGCAGATGTTAATTGGTCAACTGTGGTAACTTCTCTTCTTACATTGTCTACAATAAATGAGTTGCCATTTAATTCTGTTCCAGATGTATCTATGAACTTAACACTAAGTCCAGGCTGTAAATGTTCTCCTAATGGAAAACTTCCTCCCTTAGTTGACATTTCATTTGGTACTGCTGTAATTTTTATTTTTGTATTTGCATGTGAAAGTGTAGCACTATCAGTGATAACATTCAATGCTGTATTAGTTCCAAAACGTGCAGATTCTAAAAAGAATGTGTTGTCAGTTCTGCTATCTTTGATTGTAAATTCTGTGCCTGCAGAGCCACCTAAATTGTTTACGTTAAATACAACATTATCACCTTCTCTAAATTCGTGCCCTTTAGCAACAACTTGTACTGCATAATCTACATTGGCATTTGCTTCTCTGTTTTTACCAAAGTTTATAAATGATAATGTAGATTTAGGAATTATAGATGTCATTCCATTCAATACTGTTGCATTTGCATATAATGAAACTTTACCTTCAGGTTTTATTCTAGCAACTTGGAAAACATTTGCATTTAGGTTTGAACCTCCTGAGTCTGCAAACTTTAAGTAGTCTCCAAGTTGTACACCTTCTATTTCTCCGCTACCAATATCAAATGTTAATCTATTATTGAATACAATTTGTGTGTTTGGATCTGCTTCTACACTTCTTGCTATAGAAATATTTGAAGTTGCTGTAATAACATTTGCTCTTGCAAATTGTGTTGCATTTTGTATAGCAACTGGTGTTGCACTTATAATATTACCACTTAGTTGTGGTACAATACTTTTAATACTTTTTACGTCAGGTACTGTATGAGTAATGTTACCCATTTCAACAAATGATTCTGCAACCTTTTCCTCACTTACGAATCTTGTAACTGGGTGGTCAACTTCTAATTGGTCTGTAACATAAACTGGATTACCTTCTACTGTTTGTAATTCTTTGTGATAAGGATCTAGTATATATTTTCCTTTTAGTGCTAATACATAATCATACCATTTTGTATGGTCGTAATCTGCACTAGTATTTGATAATTCGTTACCATCTAAAATCACATTGGACAAACTATTATCTGTCCATAGGAATGTTGTGCCTTTACCCTCATCGTATTCTATATAAGAAACATTTGAACTAGTGTTAGACAATCTGTAAACATCAAACTCTTCATGTTCACCTTTAGCAAAGTGAACTACGTTGCCTTCTTTTGGTAGTTGTGTTGCACTATCTAGTTGTGTAACATCAAATAAATTTTCAAAATCGTAAATGTCAAATGCTTGATATTGAACATTATACCTGGACACATAACCTGCATTAGGCAATGTGTTGTATTTAGAATCTACTATACCCAAATAACTAACACTTGACGTTGTGGGCCATAGTCCTTTTTCTGCCATGTCTGTTGGTCTTACTGGTAACCTTTCTGCATCGTCAACGTCAATTAATAATGTGGCGTCACCTTTAGCATCTGGATAAATTTCAAATGTTCTCATTTGTTCCAACTTAGCCGCTAAGGCATCGTTGGCTTGTACTTTGATGTTCATTGAACTTCCAGGCAAGTCACCTTGATAAGTGTCTTCTAAGTCTATTGTGCCTCTTTCTATAATTTCAATTTTTGAATTAGGCTGTATAGGTGCGTTGGGTAAAGCACCAACATCTAAAAAGTTAATTGTAGATGTATTTGCTGAAGCATTACTTGTTATAGTAAACAATGCTTCTTCGTTTGTCTCTGGTAATTTTACTCCATTTATTTCAACATCAATGTGAGGGTAACTACCGTTTATAATTGTTAAGTTGTCTGCCGCAATAGCATCTGTTGTTGATTCGCCATCTGATACATCTATTGGAGTAAATGTGTATGACTGTGATACATTTCCTGATAATAAAGAATTAACTGGTATAGTTGTTCTACTACCTGCATCAAATACCCAATCAGTGCCTCCTGTTGTAGCATTTCCATCTACAGTAACAATCACATCGTTTTGTGCTGTACTGTTTGCAGTTTCAAAACTGTAACGTTGTCTAGGTTGATAACGTTTGCTTTCTATGTTTAAAACATTTGCTAATGTATTACCAGCACCTGATTCTGCAAGTGTGAAATCGTCACCTTTAATTGTGAGATAGAAACTTTCAACATTTCCTGCTATTGTTCTAACAGATGATGCAACAATATTTGCATTTACACCTGCTGTAGTATTAATTGCTGTCACAACATCTTCAGTTGTGGACACATTACTTAAATCAATTTCAGTATTTGTATTTGCACTGAAGTGGTCTGTAATTAAAATATTACTTGCACTTGCTAATGCACTAACATTTACATTTGAAGTAGATACTGCATATGGTTTTAAGAACTGTGTTGTAATATTCGCTGTTAATAACTGAGCGGCAATAACTGTCACTGACGGATTAATTGTGTAACCATATCCTGGTTCAGTAACTGTTACATCTGAAATTCTACCATCAGCACCAATGTTCACAGTTGCCTGTGCTGTAGTACCTCCGCCATATTCAAAACTTCCTGGAATCTCCGCAGGTGGTGGTTCAATTTCTAAGAAAGGTCTTTGATAGAATTTAGTTGTTCTATCTAAAACTTCAACTTCTTTAACTTTACTTACTGTGTCTTCTGGATATGCAATTTGTATTAATTGTCTTTCATTTGTAATTTCTGAATCAGTAATCTTCATGTCAATTGTTTGGAAATTATCTACATCACCAAAATCACCTGACTTAAGAGCCCATTCATCATATACATTAACACTACCTGGTACTAAAACTTTTTCACTGTTCAACAATACTTCTAAACTGTTCTTAGTACCTTTACTTCTTATCATACCAACATAAAAATCATATTGGTCATCTTGCGTTAATTCAAATTCTCTTAAATATTTTCTTTCATTATAACCATACTGTCTTCTACTTGCTTCATAAACTTGTTTTTCTACAGGCACATGTCCAATTTCATTGTATTTGCCCATATCGCCTGCAAGTGTATCAAAGTTTGGCTTCAAGCCATCTGTTGTAATAACATAACCTTCGGCTGTTAATGTTCCGTTCCAATTCTTTGTTCTTTTACCTTTAATTTTTAATCTTCTTTGTCTTTGGTTTAGAACATCATTGTAAATTGTGTCGCCAAATATTGTTTTATTAGAAACTGTCATTGCATGTTCAATTTCATTTGTGTACAATATTAAGCCATAAATTTGTTTGCCTTCAGGAGGTCTTATTTCTAAATTCTGTCCGTCTCTTATAATCTCGCATTCTGTGGCTTTAATATTTTTGCCTTCTTCATCAAGTATGCTGTATTGACTTTGGTCAACATCTATAATTTTGCTTACTCTTCCCATTTTAGATGAGAACTTAATACCACCAGCCGCTGGACTTAAATTAATTGTGTTACCTGGACTCCAATTACCAATACTCCAGAACAACATTTGTCTACCACTGTACAACCAGTCATTGACATCATTTATTTCTGAATTAAATTCACCAAAATCATATCCCATACTTGATTGTTTTCTTCCTAAACTTATTAGGAAGTCAAATAATTCGTTCACTGTATCATAAACTGTGCCGTATTCAACTTTTAAAGTTTTGCCTGTACCATCTAAATACAATGTTGCTTCTGCGGCATTAACCATAGGCAATGAAGACAGTCTTTGCCATGTAGTTGTATCTGTTACACTTACACCTTTACCTGCAAATTTTAATGCTTGGAAAAAATTAAATCCTGATTTTACTATTGTGCCTTGTTGATAATTTGCTGTATTATCAAAGTTGGCATAGTCAGCCGGTTCACCACCAACACTTACTTCTGTTAGTCTGCCATTTACTTTATTACTTTCTTCAATTTCAAAAAATCTTTTTACACTATTATAACCTTCAACTTTATATTTTTTATCTTCAGTTAAAGTAATTAATACACCTGTGAAATCGTTTGTTGTGCTATAAGGTCCAACATGTACATCTACTTGAATATCTTCTTGTGGAAGAATTAAACTTGAACTATTACCTGTTGAACTATAACTGTCACTGAATACAGTCATTGTGTCTTTATCTACATAACCACCAAACTTGTGTCCAAGTTTACTGTTTACACTTCTAAACGGTCTTACAAATTCACCAGTAGTGTTAAGTCCTTGAAATCTTAAGAAACAATCTATAAATTGTGTATAACCAACAGTATATGTGGTTACATCATTGCCATTTACTTCGCCATGTATTTTAACATTTTTGCTTTTTAATCTTCTGCCAGTATCTTTATCAAGTAAATGGTTGGTGTTTGCTGAACTTCGAACAATTTTTCTAGGATCAGCAAACACACTGGCAAACTTACCTGGCTTGGCAAGTAAAAGGGATTGAACTACAGCAAAAGGATATCCTTCTGATATTTTCCATGCATTTTCTACAGGAGCACCGTCGCTGTATTTCCAATCTTTATTCGTTAGTGAACTGTTAGCACTATATGTAGTTGTTAATGTGCTTGTTAAATTATATGTTGCAGTACCAGTATCTAAAGTAGTTGTGCCTGTTGCATTTGTAGTTACGTCTACTGGTGTATCAGCAAAACTAGGTCCTACAGTATATGGATATGCTGGTGTTTGGTCAGCATTTATTGTTGCTACATAGTAATAAGTTCCATTTGGGAATTCAGGTGTTGGACCATAACGACCATTGTATTGGTCAAGTCCATGTGAGTTTGAAGAATATTCATAATCTTCTATAAATTCACCTGTGGGCAAACCACCCGGGCCAGTTGCTATTGTGTCTCTGTTTACAGTTTTTAAACTATAACCACTTTCTATTCTTACTATATTGGTTAAGACATTTCCTCTATCCTCATATCCATAAGGACCATAAATTGGAAATCCATCCAATGCCCAACCTATGATTGGTGAATGTTCTGTTGATGAATATCCTGTTGCTCCTGTAACATTTGCACTAGGTTGCACATAACCGTAAATATTATTACTGTCAGGAGCACCACCTTTACTATCTCTGCTTACTTCGTTCCTGTATAGTGCATTGTAGTGCCAACTAGTGCTATCACTGTGAGTGATACCTGTGTTAGCATTTGTTATTAATGCTCCGTTTACTGCAATACCTTTTACACTACTACCTGTGGTAGTTGCATTTGCATAAGAAGAATTTGCAGGATTGTATTGTGCAGGTTTTAAAGATACCTTGTACTTTAATTCTTTATCTTCTATAAAATTGGTATTATCTGTTGTTGGAAAAGTACCTGTGGTATGATTGATAATGTTATTAGTTGTAATATTAATATTAGAACCAACTTCACTAACAGATAAACCATCAGTTATTATAAATGTGTTTGCACTTGCTGATGCAGTACCACTAGTTGTTTCTACCCAAGTAATTGTTTTTGTAGTTGATGATGTGCTAATAATATTTGCTGGTGCAAGTAAATTACCACTTGCATCTACTGGTATTTCAAATTTTAATCCTATTCTTCTGTAAGGATTATTTTCTTTATATCTATCATTTGTAACATTTTCTCTGTTACCTTGTCTAATAATACCTTCTTCTAAATCTTTCCACATTGCTTTGTTGGTTGGGTAACTGTAATCTGTACCGTATTGTGTTTCCCACCAACTTGGCTTTCTAACAAACCCAAGCATTTCCCAAGGATGTGTATGTGGTCTCTCCGTGTCATAGCACGATTCATATATACCTCTCCAATGAGCAGGCTTTTCTGTTCCGTAATTGTAATTCCATGTAAATAGATTATCTGCTTGATAAAATTCATTCTTTACAAAATCTACTTCATTTCTTGTTATATAGAAATTAAAATTATTTCTTAACAATCCATAAAACTCATCTCTACTTCTGCCTGTATTTCTAAATCTACCAGGTCTTATGTCTGTAACGTTTAAGTCAGGTAAACTGTCATTATTTCTAAATTGTTGTAATGTGCTGTTATACACACGTTTTTCAAATTCTAATAAAATATAATCATGTACGTCGCCCACTGCAACACTTTTACTTCCGTCATGTCCTCTTACCATTTGTATTGGTTCTACAAATGATGTGTCATTTATTATTTCTGGATAATAAAGTGGATACAATCCCAATACACTAGGTGTAGGCGGAGTCTGTGTACTTTCTCTGTTAGTATCGTACAGTCTAACTTTTATTGTGTTACCCAATGTTAAAACATAACTTGGATCGAATGTAATTGTTACTACACCATTTGCACTTGATATACTATAGTCAACATCGACACACAATAATTTTTCTATGTTGTTTGCATCATGGTCATAAACAAAAATTGTATTTTCTACTTTATCTAAATCTAAATAGTTTGTTAATGTATATTCTTTTTTCAATACATTGTTAATAACAATTTTTTCTTCTATATACTGGTCTCCAAATGCCGCCATAAAGGTATCATTGAAAACATTTTTTCCTTGATTAAATGCAATAACATTTTCTAGCACAAGTTCCAACATCTCTCCATAAGACATATTGGAATAATCATTGTTATCTACAAATTTTACAATTTCTTTTTTTAATCTGTTTTTATATTTTACATATTCTTCTGCACAAAAATCTATACTGTCTTTGATATTAAATTTATCGTTGCTAAACAAGAATGCAGATAATTGTAAATCATCATCTGATTGAATCAATGTGTCGGCATATTTTAAATCTTTTGAAATATTATCAAAGTTATTACCACCTAAAGGATCGCCTGTAATGTCTTCTTGATTTTCTACAAAGTTTTTAAAATGCTCTAAATATTCAGGCTGAGATACAGTTAGTAAATCAACATTGTCTAAATTACTGTGCCAACTTTTTGCAACATTATATCTTCCATTTGTTTTTGAACTTTCTACAAAACCTGTAACAGTCTCAGTAAATATATCTATAATATCTAATTTACTAAATGTAAACGAAGCAAATTTAATTGCAACTTGACTTGCATCATAACTAAAGTCAGTTTTGCGTACACCATTTACATAAACTCTAATACTTTTTTCTACTAGTCCTAATTCGTTACTATCACTATTTTTCGGAACTGCTGATATGTGAAAGAGAGTTTTTTCATTTGATACGTCTGCATCTTTTATAACATATCTGTCTTCAACTTTTTGCTTTAAATCTTCCTTTAATGGACGCCATGCTGTATCAAATGTAATGTCTCCATTTTGTTCTATTTTTTTGTAATACAAATATCCTTGTATTTGAGATTTTGCAGTTCCACCAAAAGGAACGTATGAATAAAAATAATCATCAATATAGTTTGTAAAAGATATTTCACTAAAATTATTAAAGTTTTTATATTCTAAAGGAAATCCTAACACAGGATCTTCAGTTGTATTTGTTGTTGCTTTTGTATAACCAAAGATTTCATTACCTACAAATGTACTGCTAGGATATGTACTATCATTATCTAATGCTACTTTATTTTTATCATAAAGGTTAAATTTAATTGGTGTGTTTATTTTAGATTTTTGTTGTCCTTTTTTCCAATCTATACCTGACCAGTAATATTCTATACCTGTGTATCTTGCACCAAATTTTACTGTTATAACATCACCAACTGCCGCAGTATAAGGAACAAAGTTTGAATCACCGTCAACTGCTCCAGCAGGATTATTATCAGCAGGTTTTCTAGTTAATGTTACGTTTTCACTTCCGTCTGTTCCAATCAAGTAAACATGTTGTGCAACATTTGTTTCTTCTCCTGGGAACATTATAAAGTTACCTACTTGTAAAGTAACATCATCTATTGTGGAACCGTTAGGTCTGCCTAGTACTTCTGATTTGTTCGAACCTTCAGCACTTATTTCTACAGCAAATTTTCCTAAAGTACCAAAGTTATATAATTCTATATCTCTGTCGAATTCAATAATAGGTCTAATAGCACGTTTGTCTTTTGCAGGTAATTGGTCACCAACATCTAAAAAGTTTTGTTTGTGATGCCAAAAGTTAATTCTACTCCATACATTATTGTCTTTAGATGCACGTTGCATAACAATGTAGTCTGTATTTTCTTGAGTATTATCACTATCATATGGCATAGTATCAAATGCTCCTACACCACCTGCTACATATCTTAAGAAAGAACCTACTGGTGCAACATAACCGTCCCAAAGTTTCTGTCTTGTTGTAGCATCTACTTGGTCTTCTGTATAATCAGGTGTGGGCCATGTGCCGTCTGTTGAAATATAATTTGTAACACCTACTAGACCACCACTTAAAAATTTAGTATCATTTATTAGTGTATCGTTATTAGGATCTATAATTGTTTGGTCATACGGAATATAGTCTTCAGTACTGAAAACTGTAGCAAAGTTTTGTTCTTTATTATGCAGTATAATTCCTTCACCGACACCTTCTACAATAAATCTTTTATCATCTTTGAATCTAGTTGGAATTACATAGTTTCCACTAAAAGTAACAACCATGCCATTTTTTAATACTGTACCTTGAGGTGTTGTGTAAGACTTTTTACCTAAAATATCTTTTTCAATATTGATAGGATTTGTACTTGTGCCTGAAACAATAACTGGTGTAGGTCCTGCAGGACTCCAAAAGTATTCTTGATAATTTATAAATTTGTCAACGTTAATTGGAGGCATAAATGAATATGCCTGTGTATCAAACAATGTGTTTTGATTTTTTGTATCTACACCATAACTTTTTAATACATTGATGTAATCCTCATAAAACATCAAGTTGGTGTTTAAACCTGTTTCTTGGTCAATACTGTTTACTACGGGTTCTAAACTAAACTTATCTCTGTCAGCAGTAGGTTGAAGGATATATGTATCTGTTGCTGTAAATAGGTCTTCGTCTTTTTTACCTATGTACGCAGATACACTTTCAATATTTGCTTTACTGAATAGTTGCTCGACTGTAGTATCAAAAAAGTTTTTGATTACAGGAGTCTGATGGGTAACCGGTAATTTTGTATATTTTTTTTCAGCCATTAGTCTTAATATCCACTTCCACCTCCACCGGAGCCGCCACTACCGCCGGAACCACTTCCGCCTGAGTAACTAGATCCGCCGGATCCACTTGTTGCACTTGTACCTGAAATAGTATTATTTGTTACATCACTTGTTGAAGTTGTAGATGCTTGTGCAGTACCTTCTTCTTCTGTGTAGTTTCCATGATAGAATGTAATACCGTTTGGCATGTAGAATGTTTTTCCAAAGAAATCATGTTGATGGCTTGTTCCGTTACCTGCAAAGTTAGCCGCTTCTTCTGTCGGATATAATGGATAGTATCCATTAATTGCAAAAGGTCCAACTTCTGACGTTGGATTCTTGTATGACGTAAATGAAGGTGTAGCAGAGTTTGGTTTAATATTTTCTTTTGTAATTTTATCTACAATGTCAATATCATTAACTGTTGCTGTACTTAAGAACAGTTCGTCACTATCACATTTTACCTGGAATAAATCTCCAAATACACCTGATGCTTTCTTAGGAACAATTACTATACTTCCTATTGTGTTACCTACTTCTTGATGTATATAACTACTGAGTTCTGTGAAGTAAAAAGTATCACCGAACTCCCAATTATCAATATTGAAATATTTGTTTACTGCTTTAATAATATTTGTTTTAATTTCGTTATCACTTAAACTTGTGCCTGGCAATCTTACAACTTTAAATCTTGCTTGTAATTCTGCTGGGGCATCATCGCCGAATAACATTTTAAATCTACCACTCTTAAATAAAAGTTGGTCACTTGCTGATTTAAATGTTTCTAAATTTTGAAATTCTGTTTCAAGTTCTAGTGTACTAGGTTCTTCTGGGAACGGTGTACCTGGAACATTAAGATATGCTTTTACTTGCTCATAGTATGTGCTAGTTAGTACAAACATTTCATGTACATTACTAATACTAGGATCAATACGTTGGTCATTGTTTGCAATGTGAGTCCACTTAAACAAAACATTATCTACTTTATCTTCTTTTGTGTTTTGCGTAAAACTCTTACCAACTTTTGCTCTGTGTGTAGAACTCTCATAGTGGTTTACTACTTGTAAATTTGTACTACTGTAAGACATTAAATATACTTTGCCTGTGTCTACAGCATAAACTTTTTTGTTATGTAATTTTCCAGCAGTATTATCAAAACCGTTCGATGCTCCAATGATGCTTTCTGATTTTACTAAAAAGTATTCATAATCTGCAACATTATAATATGTTCCAGTTAGTCCTTCGGCATTACCAGTCGAATCACCTGCTATTCTTGTATAGTCAGTGCTAAAGTTTACACCTGGTTCTCTTCTTAAATCTAATATTCCTGCTTTTACAGGTTTTGTATATGTATATCCATCGAAACTGTTGAAATCTTCAAATAATACAATATCTTGTGGCCCAACAAAATCCGAAAATTGAATTGGATTATCTGGACTGTCATCATTTGTTGAATTAAACGGTGTTACTTGTACTTTTCTTGCATCAGTATGTCCGTCTGAGTATGTAAAGTTTTTAACAGCCGCCCATGTAATAGGCTTATCTAATTTGTCCTTTGACCTTATATAATTAATGTTTATAACGTCTTTACTTGATAAACCACTGCTGTCTAAAGCATAGTGTCTATTTGTATCAAAATTTGTTACAACTAATGTACCTGTTTGTCCTGAAACATTTGCGTTTGCAACATAAATGTGACCTCCGCCCATGTTAGCAATATTACCTGCTGTATATACTGTATTGTTATGCTTATAACTGATGTTACCGTTTGCATCTAAAATGTTATGACCAAATGTACTACTGGTAAAATCGATGTTTATGCTATCTGGTAAACTATGTATTACACCTGTATTGTTTGCAATAGTAACGTTTATATTACTTGTAGAATCTGACGTGTCAAAATTTGTGCCTAAAGTAATATTGTAATTGTTTACAAATACATTAGCCGAAGAATCTGCGTTTCGGAATAGTCCAAAGTTAGTATTAACGTCTATCTCAACTTGGTCATATTTTATACTTCTGGTTTTTAAAGGTATATCAGAGAATGTTACACCATCACTAGTTGAATACCATTTGTCTCCAATAAAGTCTGGAGTTGTTGATGTATCTCTCCACTCAAAAGTTTCTATACTGGTACCTTTTGTATTCATTGTTGGTAGTTCTAGTGTATCGTATTTTGCTCTACCTGTAAAACTATCTACAATTCTATTTTCATTTATGTTGTAGAATCTTACATCTTCAAAACTTTCAAAAATGTATCTTGTTCCACGTAATTCTACGTTATATCTATATGATAATGTATCTATAGATTCATATGTAAATTTTATAATCCAACTTCTGTCTCTTTGATTACCTGATGTGTCTTTTGCATTACCTACACTAAAAGTACTCTTAGAGTCTAAATTATTATTGTTAATAATATAAAATAAATCAGCAGTTGCATCGTAACCTAAACCAAATGTTTGCTTACGTTCGATTGCTGTTTTAAGTCTTGCTTGTTCAACTTCGTAAAATCTTGTTCTTAATGTTGTAATAATTTCATTACCTAAAAATCCGTCTTTTACATTTTCACTAAGTCTAAAAGGACCATCTGCTGTTGTGCTTGAACTTACACGTCTACCATTGTCTCTAATAGAAACAATTTTTACCCATTGATATTTTGTTATATCATTTGGATCAACAAATTTTATTAAATGCCCTGGCTGTATTAATGCTAAATTTGGATTTGCTATATTAACGTCACTAACAGTACCTACATTAGTAAATGTCTCTGTTAAATATCCTGTATCGTTTCTGTCAGTTTTTGGTAATGTATTCCATTTTATACCATACTGATCCAGTAAAAATTTATTTGGTTGTGTAGCCTTCCATTGGTCTCTAAAGTCACTGTACACAAAATCTTGTAATTCTAGATTTTTAAGATACAGCGGAAGTACTTTTTCAATTTGCTCAACAGCCGTATTGTTGTTGTCTATGATAAATGATCCTGAGCCTGAAATATTTTCTTTGTACAATGCACCATCTTCTGCAATTGACGTTGTAGTTTGGAATGTACTTGTAGGATCTGTGATATCAATATATCTACTATGCCCTGCATGTGTTCTATTAGTAACTTTTAATTTTTCTATGTTTGTGCTTTTTGCTAAAGGCAACACTTGATAATCTTGTGCTGACACCATTCTGTCTTGTGCATAAAAACTTTGTGGTGCTCTTTCTTTTATACCTGCTAATGTTTCTTCTGGCAATGCATTGTTGATTGCTACTTGCAATCTAGATGTAATTGTTAAGACATAACTTTCACCTCTTTGATTTACATAAGGCACAGTTGTTACGACATCGCCGACATCATCTGGTTGTATGCTGTATCTTTCATTTGCACTTACTCTATAAAATGCTCTGTAGTTTCCAACTGGAACATTTGCAAAGTTTCCATCTGCAAATTGTAATTCAATACCTTCTACTCCTACGTTTTGTATTGCATATAATAAAGGAGTGTTTTTTGCTAAAGTATTAAATTGTAAAGTTTGTCCAACTGTATTTGGAATTTTTTGCCACTTTGTCAAAACTACATTTTGGTCACTTACTTGTTGGAAATAAACGTCCGTTTCGTTTATATTTTCTGCACCAATAAGTTGTCTTCTATTTTCTACAGGATCTTCAAAATTAAATTCTGCAGAGTTAAGAGTACCTTGTTTGAACATTAAGAAAAATCCGTTATTGGTACTTGATAATCCTAAACCATCATTTCTATGAACAATACCAAAGTTATTAGTTGGATCAGGATGTTTTTCGTAAAAGTGACTGTTGTCTTCAAAGTCTGCATTTACAACTTCGAAGTCTCTACTAATACCGTTTATATTCTTTTTAAACTTGTAAACAAATGGCTGATTGATTGCAGTATTAATTTCATATAAATCGGTAATAATTTTATTAATTGAACCTGTTTTTACAGGTTTACTAAATCTGTTGACATTACCAAATGCACTATTCATTATTGTAATGAATTGTTCGTATGCATCTGGATTGTTAGCATCGTTCCATGTGATAGTTCTGTTTCCAATTTGTGTACTGGCACTATCTGTTAATGGTTCTGTTGTTGAAATACTTACAACTTTCATTAAACCACTAGCCGCAATATTTCTTTTTGGATTGTATCCTAATTGTCTTGCTAGTTTGAATACTGAGTCTCTTCTTTCTGCAGTTTCTAAAAAATTCTCTCTAGTATTAACATCCATCCTGAATGCAATACTTTGAGCCAAATATGCTAACAATTCTATGATAGCAATGAACTCTGAACTTTCAATGTAGTCGTTAAAGTTTTCTGGAAAGTTAGTCCTAATGTATTCAATCATTGCAGTACGAATTGTTTCAAAATCGTATGCTTGAAAGTTTACTTGGCTATATGCCTGATAGGCTACGTCCCAATCTTCTGCCGCGAATAAATTGTTCTGTCTGTTGCTCAATGCCATGTTTAAATCTCTTTGCTATCTTGTGTATATTCTATAAACAAGGTATCTTCATCTAAAAAAGGCTTTAATAATAATTGTACTTGAACTCTAATTGTGTGGTCTATTACTTGCGTAAATACACTTTCAATTTCAACTCTAGGATCTTTCAAACAGATACGTTGAACTTCTTCTCTTACTTCTTGTTCAACATAATCGTCTAAAGGATTCATTATTAAGTCATAAATTGATGTACCATAATTAGGACGCATTACACGTTCGCCTTTTCTGGTATATAACTCATTGAGTAGGTCAGTTTTTACAGCCTCACCATTTGTTAATGTGTATGGTGGTCTAATCCTGTCCTTTGTACTAAAGCCTTTGTAAATGTTTGCCATATCAATATTTATCTATGTCAGTTAAAACACGTTTTAATATAGCCAAAAAAAAGGTTGACTTTGGTAATGTTTTACTACATAATACTGAGAGCATAAGAAATTATGCATGTTTTTGTCATACATAGGAAAACAAATGAAAAACATTCTAGAAAAGTTTAACAACATTGTTGAACAGGCCCATAAAGCCAACAAACTTATTGCGGAAAACGGATATAAATGGACTACAGGATACGGTCCAAGATTCCGTAAAATGATGCACTACCGCAATAAAAGAGTGCATTCCATCGGTATTTTTGACTACCACACCAAGAAATATGTACTATTTGAAATGGTCAATATGGTTGGTCAGCCCAAAAACTCCATTCCATCAGAACTTTTAGACATGGAGAAACTTATCGTAGATGCAGAACTTACCTAATGTAGCATTCATTCATGGCTCGGGACAGAGCGGACACAGTTTTAATTACTTACAAATCTTTCTACCTGAACACAATTTAATAGAATTAGAATATCAAACACAGGAAGATCCAGAGAATATTCTTAAAAGATTTGAAATGAAAACTCATGCCAAATTTGGTGTTGAGCCATTTTTTATTATTTCTCATAGTTATGGTGGATTATTAGCATCATTGTTTGCTAGTAGAAATGATAAAATTCAAAACATAGTTACATTAAGTTCTCCTTGGAACGGAAGTAGAACTGCTGGTTGGCTCAGTATGGTTTTTAGACAAAGCAAATTGTTTATGAACATGAAGCCTAACAGTAATTTTATAAAATCTATACAAGAACTAAAATTAGATATCCCAATTTTGAATGTAGTAACAACTGGAGCAGAAGGTGGTTCAGGAAATGATTTAGCAGGTATGGGTGCCGCCAATGATGGATTACTTACTTTGTTGACTCAAAGGTCAGTACCTGAAGGATTTTCAAACTGCAAAACAATTGAAGTTCCTTTGAGCCACAACGAAGTACTCTTGTGTTATGACACGGTAAATATAATTAAACATCACACCTTTGGAGTTTTAAGTGAGTAACGTAAACACAACATTAAATAATACACTTGAAGAAGAACTTAGAGTAATGCTAGTACAAGCAAATAATAATTTGATAGCATTACAACAAGAAAATGATTTTTTGAGAGAATCAGTAAAAGAAGAACAAGACGGCAAATACAGAGCCTACGTTAGAGTTTCTGATTTAGAAAAAGAATTAAGATTATTAAAAGAAAAATTTAACTGTAAGGTCTAAGTCGTTTTGCTTGTCGATGTAAGTCTATTACATCAGAGGCTTTCCATTGCCACTCTTTTTGGGTTCCCAATATTTGTACAATTCTAGGCCACATCTTGTCTGAAGATTGAAACAAGTAACTCATTAATTGCCCTTTAGAAGCATAGTCGTATGAATCACCTCTGTCATAAAGGAACATTCTAGCAATGTTTTTCTTAGTGCTATTATTACTGCCATTCATTAAACTAATCACAGGATGAGTTCTAAATACAGTTGGTCCTAAGTGATGATGTAGCATAGTCATTCCTGCCATTTGTCCTAAAGACATTGGCTTTTTAACAACTCGCTGTACACCTATACCATGTTGAATTAAATCATTTGCTAATAAACGTTTACTAGCCTGTTTGCTTATACCATGTTTATTTCCGTTTACAGTGATAAAACTTTTCATTTTGTTATCTTTTAAAACATAAGCAGTATCATTGCTACCAAACTCTGGAAATACTGTGCTGGCTTTTTGCAGTCCATATTTACTTAAATCTTTTCCTGGTCCTTCATTAGCAATAATTTTTGATACTTCACTTGCACTAATAGGTTTTGCTCCGTTATCAGGATATAAAGTTGTGTCAGCCAATGGATCGAAGTTTTTTCCATCTCCAAACATAATACAACCTGCTTCTCTTTCTTCTTCTCCTAATATGTGTTTATATCCCATTACTGTAGCACCGCCCATATCTGGTGGTATATTATCAAAATCACCTGCAAATGATAATGGTACCTCATCTGCACTAAAGTGACATGATGTTGATATACCGTCTGTAAGTGCAGGAGAAATTTGTCCTTCGAATGCTTGTTTTAAATCACCCCCTGCCATTGTTTTACA